GCTGCTGTTGATATTCTTAATGGATTAAACGTTGGCGGTGCTACAACACTTGCTTCTCAAGGTGGTATAACAACCACAGGTGGAAACTTATTTGTTGGTGGCAATTTTGAAGTTGCTGGCACATCAAACTTTATTGGAAATGCCACCTTTAGAGGAGGCACCATTGGAATTGGTGATTCTACCAGTGACGATATTAATGTTGGTGGCGAATTTACATCAAATCTCGTCCCAAATACTGATAATGCTTTTGATTTGGGCATTACAACTCAGAGATGGAGAGATGCCAAATTCTCTGGACTTGTAACTACAACTAATTTATTTGTTTCTGGAGTATCGACATTTACTGGTGATGTAAATCTTTCTGGAGATTTATCTCTCACCGGTGATACAAGCATTGTTGGATTCCTGAGTGTAACCGAAGGATTATTTTATGATGATGATTTTAGTGCCGAAACTGGAGTAGCGTACTTCAATACTTCTGGAAAGTTGGTAAGTTCTGCTAGCACTATAGCTGCAATTAGCACTAGTGAATATATATTAACAACACAAGTAACATCAGGAATAGGAACTCCCGTATGGACGGACACTATTGATGGAGGAACATTCTAATGGCTAAGCCAAACACGAGACAAGGATTAATTGATTATTGTCTGAGAAGATTAGGAGCACCTGTTCTTGAAATTAACGTAGATGATGAACAAATAGACGATTTAGTCGATGATGCTATTCAATATTTCAATGAACGTCACTATGACGGCGTTGAAAGAATGTACTTAAAATATAAAATTTCACAAGAAGATCTTGATAGAGGTAGATCTGCTTCAAGTTCTGGATCAGCTATTTCGAATGGAACGTCCGGAGTTGGTATTGTCACAACAACGGCGACATCGACTATAGTTGGTGCTGCAACTACGTTTAATTTCTATGAAGCATCAAATTATGTTCAGGTTCCAGATTCTGTAATTGGTATTGAAAGAATATTCAAATTTGACACTAGTTCAATTTCTGGTGGAATGTTTAGTATTAAATATCAATTGTTCTTGAACGACTTATACTACTTCAATTCAGTTGAACTTCTACAATATGCAATGACAAAATCATATCTTGAGGATATTGATTTTCTACTCACAACCGACAAACAAATTCGTTTTAATAAAAGACAAAACAGATTGTATTTGGATATTGACTGGAGTTCTCAGTCTAAAGATACTTTCTTTGTTATCGACTGCTATAGAGCATTAGATCCAGATGATTTTTCTAAGATATACAATGATAGTTTTGTGAAAAAATATTTGACAGCATTAATTAAGAGACAATGGGGACAGAATCTTATTAAATTCAATGGCGTCAAACTTCCTGGTGGTATTGAGTTGAATGGAAGACAAATTTATGAAGATGCCGAAAGAGAACTAGAAGATATTAAACAGAGGATGAGTATGGAATACGAATTACCACCTCTGGACTTTATTGGTTAATTATTATGGCATTAAATCCTTTCTTTTTACAAGGTTCTGCCAGGGAGCAGTATTTAATACAGGACCTAATTAATGAGCAGTTGAAAATTTATGGAATCGATGTATACTATATTCCTAGAAAATTTATAAGAACTGATGACATTTTAAGAGAAGTAGAAACTTCAAAATTTGATGATAATTTTATTATTGAAGCATATCTCGATAACTTTGAAGGATATGCTCCTGGAAGTGATTTGATGACTAAGTTTGGACTTAGATTGAAAAATGAAATTAATCTAATCATATCACAAGAAAGATTTGAAGAATTTATTACTCCATTTTTGGATGGTATTCAGCAAGGAATTACTAGCGGAAACATTACGGAATATGATATCAATTTAATCACAAGACCTAGAGAAGGTGATTTAATTTATTTTCCTCTTGGACAAAGATTGTTTGAAATTAAAAGAGTAGAAGCAGAAAAACCATTTTATCAATTAGGAAAAACTTACGTTTACGAACTTCTTTGTGAATTGTTTGAATATGAAAATGAGGACATTGATACGGGTGTTGATGAAGTCGATAGAGTTGTGGAGGATGAAGGATACATTACTACACTAGTATTAGAAAGTAGTGCAGTAAATGCAACGGCTACAGCTTCACTAAATGTTGAAGGTATTAATGGTATGGTTGGACAAATCATACTCAATAATGATGGTAAAGGATATACATCAACTCCAATAGTTACAATTTCAGATCCAGTAGTTGGTGGAGGAAGAACTGCCACGGCTGTTGCTATCACAACGTCGGCTGGTGGAGTTTACTCTATTGATTCTATTAGAATTACAAACGCTGGTTCTGGATATACTGCAACAAATCCACCTTTAGTAACAATAACGGGTGGAAATGGTGTTGGAGCAGCAGCAACAGCAGTTATTGTAGATGACGCAATTCAATCTCTCACAATAACAGATGATGGTAATGGATATTTTGTTGTTCCAACGGTTACAATTGCAGGACCATCTGGCGTTGGTTTAACTGCATCTGCCATTGCCACTATTGAAACCGTTGAAGGAACTGTAACAGCGCTTCAAATGACAAATGCTGGTTCTGGATATGTTTCGGCTCCAGTAGTTGCCATATCTACAGCAGGAGTAACTGGAATCGGAACATTTATATACAATGAAACCGTCACTGGTTCGATTAGTAGCACTACCGCACAGGTTAGAGGATTTAAAATTAGAGACGACATTAGTGTCTCAGATCCACCATATGAACTTTATGTTGCAATTAATGATGGAGTATTTACGCCAGGAGAATCCATAGTTGGTTCAGCTTCTTCGGCTTCCTATATACTTAAATCGCATGATACCAATAGTCACGAAGAGTCATTTGATACAAATGAGGAGATTGAGACTGAAGCAGATTCAATATTAGATTTTACAGAATCTAATCCATTTGGAGAATACTAATGCTAGGAACTTATTTTTACCACGAAATTATACGTAAAACTATCATTAGTTTCGGAACACTTTTTAACAACATTTATATCAGACATCTGAACAAAGATGGCAGTGTTGCGGATGAAACTAAAGTTGGACTGTCATATGGTCCATCTCAAAAGTTTTTGGCAAAGATACAACAGCAGGCAGATTTGAAAAAACCTATTGCCATTACTTTGCCAAGAATGTCATTTGAGATGACTAGCATTCAGTATGATTCAACTAGAAAGACAAGTGTTACTCAAACCTTTAAAGCTAGTGATGATGCTGGTAATGTAAAAAAAGTTTATATGCCAGTTCCATATAACATTGGATTTGAACTGAGCATATATGCAAAATTGAGTGATGACGTTTTGCAAATTATTGAACAGATTTTGCCTTTCTTCCAACCATCTTTTAATCTAACTGTAGATTTGGTTGATTCTATTGGCGAAAAAAGAGATGTTCCTATAGTATTAGATAGCATCGATATGCAGGATGATTATGAGGGTGATTTTTCCACTAGAAGAGCATTAATTTATACATTGAGATTTACGGCAAAAACCTACATGTTCGGTCCAATTGCCGATTCTACCGATGGACTTATTCGTAAGGTTCTGGTTGATGTGTATGCCGATACGAATACACAAACTGCCAAACGCGAAGTTCGTTACACGGTTCAACCAGATCCAATCGATGCGGATCCAGAAGATAACTTTGGATTTACTGAGAATTGGGAATTCTTCTCAGATTCTAAAGAATATAGTCCTACAAGACAAACTGATATTTAATAACTATGTCTGATAATTATGATTCTATAGACGATGCACTCAATATTGAGAGCGAAATCGTTAAGGTGGATAAACCATCTCAATTAAAACCTGCCGACAAATCAAAAAATGATATTGAAAAGGATTATGAGTATACTCGTGCCAATTTATACTCATTGATTGAAAAGGGACAGGAAGCAATCAATGGTATCATGGAACTTGCTGGCGAAGGTGGCAGTCCAAGAGCATATGAAGTTGCTGGACAGTTGATTAAAAGTGTTGCGGATACAACCGATAAGTTGATTGATTTGCAGAAAAAACTCAAAGACGTTGAAGAAGATACCAAGAAAACAACAAACAATGTCACGAATAACGCCTTGTTTGTTGGTTCAACATCAGAACTTCAAAAGTTACTCAAGCAAGGTTTTCTAAATAATAAAGAATAATCTTTTCCTATAATGGGTTGGTCCGAAAAATATAAAAAATCTATTGATTGTGACAACCCAAAAGGTTTTAGTCAGCGTGCTCATTGTCAAGGACGTAAAAAGAAAATGAAAGAAGAAACTTTAGATTATATGTCAGAAGGAGACTTTTGGCATCCAGATCCAGAGAAGGACAAAAAACTTCCTGGTAAAGGTCCACAGATGAGAGCGCGTGAAGATCGTGGACAATCAACCTCGGCACAAACAAAACCTGATTACAGTAAAAGACTGAAACCAGGCGAATCTTACATGGATTTTGCCAAGCGTAAGGCAAGAAACGAAGAAAAAGATCATGAATACTCCATGGCACGCTCGGAGATTTCAACAATCATCTCTGCTGCCAAGAGATTGAAGAAGAAAATGGGCAAAGGTGAAGGAAACCTTGAAGCTTGGGTTCAATCAAAAATCACCAAAGCTGCAGACTATATCGATTCCGCCGCTGATTATGTAGATAGTGGGGAGATGAAGGAAGAGGCGAATGGTAAATGCAAAGCAGGATATTATTACTGCCATACCGATAAGAAGTGTAAACCCATTTCTAAAGGAATGAGAGTTACTTCAAGATACTTTGGTAATGGAAAAGATCCAGAAGAAGTTGGTATTGATGCACCAGTTGAAGGTAATGGTGAAAGTAATGGTAACG